GTCGACATTGCGTCGGCTAAGGACATCATCGCAAGGAATGCAGCGGTGTCGGCGCTCGATAATGTCATGGTTTCTGCAAGAACTGCAGGATCCGACTTTACCGGGACGTCGTACATCACGGACTGGCTGAATGGCGAACCTTAGGATATATCTGTGAAAAGCTTCTCCTTAGATACGTTCGTTCGGCACGCTTCCTGGATCTTTTCGATCTGGGACGAGCTTCTACGTACGCGTTCTACGCGTAAGTAGTTTATGGACGTATGGTGGTTCCTGTTCAATTGTTTACCAGAAAGTGGCGCTAGTATCTGGCGTGTGCCAGACTTGATGCCACTGGTTGGGGTCTGTTAAGCCGGTTGACGGCTATGATGGCTTACCTGGGAGAAATCCCGGGGGCCAAGAATAGCATGAACGAGTATTATCTCGAACTAACGCAACTCCTGCTTGCAGACATAGCTCAATGTTTAGGCATAGACCTCTCACGAGATCAAGAAACGCTTGAACAGCGTTTCAGAGCGGAAGGACTATCGTTTCTAACGAAGGTTCTTCCGCGTTTGGGTAAGGATCTCGATTCTTACCTGTCTACTGGACAAGCTCCTACTTTCGCTGGCTTTAGCCTGCGGAAGGACGGGATCCCCAAGTTTCTTGGGAGTCTCATCGAGCTCGTCTACCCGACCGTAAGGTCGGTGTCGGCATTGAAACACCTGCGGCAGTTATGTGGCTTGTTTTACAAGCTTAAACTGCCGTTCGACATCCATCAGCTCAAAACGTTCTCACGAGCGTTTGTAGAGCTTGACACCTCCTTACCGGAGGTTATTGACAGAAGTGACCCCGTACTTGATACTGCTAGCGATATTATCGCCAGCGTTCTATCACGCTTTGACAAGGAGAATATCCTTCCAAAGCACGGCCCGGGTTCAGTCGCAGAGGGTATCTCTCTGTGTTGTAAAATGGAGAATCTCCATTTTATCGATACGGCGGAGAAGGAATTTCCATTCTTTGAATGGTGCGTTCCGTCTCTCAGTGCGGCTTGTGATAATTATCACAACTTGCAAACGCGGAAACAAAGCACGCATGGCACTGCAAAAGTGCTGTTCGTGCCCAAGGATTCGCGTGGCCCTCGTGTCATTAGCTGTGAGCCGACTACGCTACAATACCTTCAACAGGGTATTATGGCGGAATTGGTCTCGGTCATGGAAGCTCACCCCCTCACAAAGGGGAGGATAAACTTCCGCGATCAATCCATTAACCAAAGATGGGCCCGTTATGGGTCCATTGGAGGGCAGTGGGTTACATTGGACATGAAGGATGCGAGCGATCGCGTCAGCTTAGCTCTTGTTGAGCGGCTTTTCGCGAAGACTCATGTCCTTCCTCTGCTCCTCGCGACTAGGTCGCGGGATACGAGGCTGCCTGATGGCAGCTGTTTGAGAATGAAGAAGTTTGCGCCGATGGGGTCAGCAGTTTGCTTTCCCGTTGAGGCGCTTTGCTTCTTCGCTCTGGCAGTTAGTGTGTTAGTACACCACATGGGTTACGG